ATGGCGACAGGAAAGAACAAGCACGACGACGCCCCCGATGCCCTGACCATGATCGTGGAAGAAGAAACAATATCTAAACAACCTAAAAAGAATCTTTCAAACATAGCCCCATAATGAAAACAGAACGGTTAAACGAATTATTGCAAGGCAACCCCAATGAGCTAAAGCAGGTCTTTGAAAAAGAGGTCGGCGATAAGGACAAAAACCTTGCAACCTATCAAAAGCAGTACGATGTTACCCAGCACGACATCTTTGACCCGGTAAAGCGAAAAAATAAGCCCATCAAAGACGATAACGGCAATATCGTAGACTATAAAGAAGTGGCCCGCATCGGGGTACCCATGCAAAAGATCATCACCCAAACAGCGGCGGCCTTCCTCTGCGGCAATCCCATTAAGTTGGTTGCTAACGCAGAAGAGGACACCGTGGGAAAAACACTCTTAGAGGGCATAGAAAAAGTATGGGACGACAATAAACTGGATTATAAGAGCATGGACCTCTCGGAAAAGATGATGAGTGAAACTGAAGTTGCGGAACTGTGGTACACCGAAGAGTTGGAAGACCCTACGGAGTATTGGGGGGACACTAAAATTAACGGCAAGTTCCGCCTTCGCATGAAGATGCTAGCCCCTTCGCTGGGGGATTCGCTCTTACCCGTCTTTGATCCTACCGGCAACCTAATCGCCTTTGGCCGGGGCTATACCCTAAAAAATGAAGGGGCGCAGGAGGAGCATTTTGATGTCTATACCGACAAATTCTTTTACCACGGCGTAAGGACTAAAGACGGCTGGCTTCTGGACGTGCCCGTTCAAAACGTAGTGGGCAAGATTCCTGTGGTGTACTACTCCCAACCCACCCCGGAATGGGCCGACGTGCAAGCCGCCATTGACCGTATTGAAATGGTCTTGTCCCGCCATGCCGATACCAACGATTACTCGGGGGCGCCGATCCTCTTTACCAAAGGGCAGATTCTATCGCTGCCCGAAAAAGAGCAGGACGGTAAAGCCATCCAGGCCGAAGAAAACGCCGACGCCAAGTTCCTTTCCTGGGACCACGCCCCCGAATCCATTAAGCTGGAAATTGAACAACTCTTTAAGGTGATCTATGCCTGCACCTTTACACCGGACATCTCCTTTGACGCCCTAAAAGGGGTGGGGCAGACCTCCGGCTTTGCAATGGAATGTATGTTCATGGGAGCGCACCTGAAAGCCGCCAAAAAAGCGGGCATCTTTGGTGAAGGGGTGCAGCGCAGGATCAACTACTTAAAAGCGGCGCTGTCCACCATTGACCTAACGCTTAAAAAAGGAATTAGCTTAAAGATCAAGCCGCAGTTTGAGTTTTTCCTGCCCAAAGACATGGAGGGGTTGGTGAACACGCTGACCACGGCGGTCAGTGGAGGCATCATGTCCAAAGACACGGGGGTGCGCCAGCTGGGGATTGCAGAAGACGTTCAGGCCGAGCTAGCACAGATTGAACAGGAAGCTAATAGCGCCGGGGCCTTAAACCAAATCATGAATCAAAACCAACTCTAAATATGGGTAAGAAAGCCAAACTAAAAAAGATAAGAAAAATAGCCGCTCAAATGCCCAGGGTCATGGTAGGCCATGTTCAGGGCGAACGGGTAAGCGGGGCCGAACTCTTTAAGTCAGGCGTGGAAGAAGTGGAAGGAAGTCCGGTTGATGTTGATGCGACCTACAAAAAGAAAAACGTGGTTGCTGTGCCCCTGAATCATAACCGCAAAATGAAGCAGATGTACAATAAGCAGGGAGTTAAGGGGGTGAGCGCCTACATACAGGCCGTTAACCGTTATATGATGGCTCAAAAGTTGGCAGAGAAGGCAAAGCAAAAAGAGCAGGAAAAGCTGGAAGGAGTAATGAGCGATGGGGCACATGAAAATGATTATTGTGCAGAACCGGTTTTGGAAACAAAAGGTGAAGTACTCTTAAAAGAACAGGGCGGCGATAAATTTTAAAATCATGTTCACCTGTATAATCCTGTTTTTGATCGTTGGCCTTGTGTTAAGGATATATGAAGGAAGAAAAGCCCCATACTGACCCTGATGAGCAGATCGAGGAAGCCCTAAAAAAGCTCTCCTATGAGAGTTTGAAGGCATGGAATGAGCAATTACAAAAACAAAAAGACGAGAGCAACCCGCTTCGTAGCGGCATGGATGAAAAAACCGAAGGCATACCGTAAACAATACTTATAATGCAACATATAGAAAAGCAAAAAATCTGCTTTGAATATTTAGAAAGTGGGGATAAGTGCTTAGATGCCTTATTTTTTATTAAAATGATGTTTGAGATTCAAATGATTACACCGGCCCAAAAACAATTGGTTTTAAATTATTTATTAAGTGAATCTATGATATCTGACAGAGAAGTGGAAACCTCAAATAAACGAAGGTCGTATGAGTTACCAAAACCTTAAAAAGAAGCTGCTGTTTTATAGCCTGTGGTGGTGCGAGATGAGCGCAGAGGAAAGGAAGGGATTTACCGGAAAGTGGGTACGGGAGCGTATTGAAATATTCGACGGCATCCTTAAAGAGATTGAAAAGCATATTGAGCAGTTTCAAAGATTAATAAAAAGAGCATAAATGAAACTTATACAGATGCGCCATTTGTATTTCATGTCTTGTAGTTGGTATCCCTCCCCAATTAACTTGCCTTATTGGATGGAGTGTAGAAATGCTAATGACGAGATAGTGGCATACGTAAGAATTAAGAGCTTTAAACGCATTTTGGGCCGAATAGAATTACCCAAAGCCGAAGAGTGCGACGCAAGTAAAGCCAAATAGTAGTAAAACAGCTAAGTTCCTAATTCATGCCCAACTTGGAAGACCTCTTTAAAGACTTTGAAGCCCGTAACCTTCGCATCATCGCCCGCAATGCACAAAAGATCCGGGCCTTGTACCAGGGCGCTATCATTGAAATCTCTTTGGTCGGTGCGACCATCAAGCTAAAAGAAGGGGTGTTTAAGCTTTCTAAATACCCTGCGCTGCAAAAGGTAGTGGAACGGGAGCTAAAAAAGCTACACGGATCGATTTATGCCACCCTTGTCAACTCCATAAAAGAAAGCTGGGACCTCGCCAATCAAAAAAACAACCTCTTTGTCGACCGACGATTGGCAGGCAGGAAACCCACCCGTAAAGGACGGCAAATATTGTACGACCCCAACAGGGGCGCCTTAGAGCAGTTTTTAAACCGTAAGGAAAAGGGGTTAAACCTCTCCAAAAGGGTCTGGAATACGCTGGAGCCTTTTAAAACCCAACTGGAAACAGGGCTTGCGGTGGGTATATCGGAAGGTAAGAGTGCCGCAGAAATGGCTAAGCAACTCAAAAGTTTTTTAAACGAACCTGACCAATTATTTCGCAGAGTACGGCAAATAAAAGGTGATCCAAACAGTAAGTTGGTATTAAGCAAGGCGGCACAGGAATTCCATCCGGGCCGGGGCGTTTATCGTTCCTCCTACCAAAACGCCCTTAGATTGACCGCAACGGAAACAAACATAGCCTACCGAAGTGCAGATCATGAACGCTGGAAGAACCTTGCCTTCGTTATCGGTATTGAAGTAAAGACCTCCAACAACCACCCCGAATACGATCAGTGTGATCAGTTAAAGGGTGTATATCCCAAAGACTTTAAGTTCACCGGTTGGCACCCAAAATGCCTGTGTTTTTCAGTTCCTAAGCAGATGACGGATGAACAGTTTGATCAGTACCAAGAAGCTATACTAAATGGAGAACAACTGCCACAGGTGCAGGGGATAGGAAAAATGCCGGAATCCTTCATGGGTTACGTCAAGGAAAATAAGAAGCGCATAGAGGGCTGGAAATCGACCCCGTATTGGTATTCAGACAACAAACATTTATTAAAATAAATAAGCCCTGAAAGTAGGAAAACTACAGGGCTTATTCGTACATTAGCATTTCACCAAAAAACACTAATTACGATGTCAAATCTAACACTTTTAGAAGTGAAAGAAGCCAAAAAAGTCTTACGTAGCGAAGTATCAGGCGCTATTACAAAATTCATAGATCAAACAGGAATTATCCCTACTTTAGAAGTTAAGGTGATAACATTTGATACTCTTATGTCTGATAAACCTGTAGTTGGCTCTGTTGAAGTAAATGTAAACGCCTCTATATGACTACAACCCAACCCACCATCAAGGCAGAGGAATTAAGAATCGGAAATTGGGTATTGATGCAAAACCAATTGGAAGACTATTGGCCTATGCCTATTGAAGATGGGTGCGAAATATCAGGTGCTGAAAAATATAAACCCATTCCCTTAACCCCTGAGATACTTGAAAAGTATGGGTTTGAAATGACGAATAGCAAAAACTATTTGTCGCTTCCTAATCAAAGTCATTTGTACGAATTGAGTATAGATGAAAATAATCTTGGCATACATTATCAGATGGTAACTAAAAGAAATGTAGAGCCAAGAACGGTTATAGGCAATCGTCTGCAATACCTCCATCAACTCCAAAACCTCTACTTCGCCCTCACTGGCGAAGAACTACAAATCAACTTATAAGACTATGAATGAGTAAAGCACGTTATAAGCCTACTATCATTTATTTAAGTTGTTGTAACAAAGGACTAGTAAAGTCATATAATTTTTTGAACAGACTTATAAAACCAAAGCGTAAAATTAACTATAGGATATTTTGTTAATCCACCATATCCGTATAGATCCATCCGGACACGCCTTCTGCTTTTTCAAACTTCACGTACCGCTTTCTTTTTCTTTCTAAATCCATAAACGGCACCAACACCACGCTTTTATCCGGTTGCAGGTAGAGGGGGATATAGAAACGAGCCTTTTCCGCCAGTTCCATCCCGGTAATATCACCGTAATAATGAAGCATACCCTAAATATAGCAAGCAGCGGGGTTACACCCCTGTAGAAGTTGTGTTAAGATCCCGTTGTAAGATTTCATCCCGAATTTTTGCAGCCTCTTCGTAGTATTCGTTTTCAATAGCTTCCTGTAAAAGATGTTTCAGCAACAACGTAGGAATATCCGATGGCTTAGGGGTATAATCTAATGAACTCGGCCAGGTATAAACCTGTGCATCCACCCTCGTACCGGGGCATACGTCCAATTTTTTAGAGAATGGATAGTCCAATACCTGAAGGAAGTGGGGTAGCGGATAAATGATGTCTTCCACGCCAATCATAGAACAATCCGCAATGCCTACGGCTTCATATTCCAATACTTTATAGCCTAAAGACTGCATGACGTTTTGAGGATGGCCCGTGTAGCCTTCCCTGTGGGCTCCGATCCAATCGTAGCGAAGAACTTTCATGGCTCTAAACTACCACTAAAAACAGGCATTTCAAAGCATTTATTCAACTTCCCTCTAAGTTGCCTTTACTGATTTTATCCTCCATGAACTCCCTTCTAATTTACACTTCAAATCAAAAAGTTCTTTTCAATTCTATGGTAGACAAAATCAAAGCACAACTAAAGGCGAAGCTACAGACTTTAGGTGTGAAGAACCTCTCCCAGGCAAGGATAGACGCGATAGCGGATAAACTTAGCTCAAAGATTACAGAGGAATCCCAAATCGACGACAAGCTGGACGAACTAAACGACATCATGCCCTTTGCGGATATTGCCCGCAATGATGACAGGCTCAGGACTTTGGAAGCAAAGACTGGGAAGCCGCAAGCCCAGCCCAAAAACGAGCCTACGGACGACGATCCCATGAAGGTACTCCTAGCGCAGATGCAGCAGCTAACGGAAAAAGTTTCCTCCTTTGAAAAAGAGAAAACCCAGGCTCACCTGCAAAAGAAGCTCCAGGAAAAGATGGCCGAAAAGAAAATTCCCGCCATCCTCTTAAAAGGTAGATCGGTGGAATCGGAAGACCAGTTAGACCAGGTGCTTTCGGAGATCGAAGCCGACCACACCGCCTACAAACAGGAACTCGTCAACCAGGGATTTTCCCAAACCTCTGCTCCCGTGGGTGGGGTCAGTACGATTAAGTCGGAAAGCATCGACCAGGACATCAAAGCCTGGGCTGGAAAGGACAAAAAGTAAATCACCTAAAAAAAATAACTAACAATGGGTTTAATTCCAGTAAAAACAACCGCCTCTAATGGCGTGGTGGTTTTTCAAAGGATCGATACTGTCCTTCAGGGCGGGGCGTCTTTGGATGCTACCGGCCTTACGGCAGGCGACACGCTGGCCGCCGGCACCGCCATCATCGTAGATGAAGCGACCCGCAAGGCGACCGTAGTGGACGCTGATACAGACACTCCGACCGGCCTATTAGCCTCGGATGTCACAATTGCGGATGACGCCGAAGTGGTCGTAGTGTTGGAGGGTGTGGTCTACAAACGCCGCATTTCTCACGCCGCCTCCAAGACCGCAGCCATCATCGCCAAATTACCTCGAATCACATTCTCTAACTCATTCTAAACAGGACTATAAACAATGGCACAAATTAAATCTGTATTTGGTGGCTACAGCGATAAGCTGCAAACCATCGTGGATAACAGCCTGGACAAATTTGCTCCTGTTTGGTATCCCAAGTATTTCACCTTCGGCACCCCGCAATTAAACCTTACCTATGTAAGTGTGCTGGGCGCCTCGAGGATTGAAGCCGCCGCCTCTATCATCGCCCGTGGCAGCGCAGCCCCGCTCCGCAGCAGGGCCACTTTAGACAAGCTCTCCGGGGAAATCCCCGCGATCGCCGAGAAGTTCAAGATGGACGAAAACGACTATCGCAACTTCTACGCCATCCAGCAACTCCCGCTGGACGAAGCCGCCAAAAAGCAACAACTGCTGGACCTCTTATTCGGGGACGTGCAAAAGGCCGGTAACTCGGTGCATAAAAAGCTGGATCAACTGGCCCTGCAAGCTGTTTCCACCGGGCAGATCACGATTGATGTGAACACTAACCCCGATGGTTACGTGTCCAGCGTAGCGGTTGACTTAGGGAT